TACATTTAATAATATGTACGAAACTAAGTCGGGTCACTTTAAAGAGTATGATGATACTCCTGGATCAGAGAGAATACACGAAAGACATAAGAGTGGTTCATCATATGAAATAGAACCTAATGGATCAAAGATAGAACGGGTGGTTAATAATAACTATAAGGTTGTATTTGGTCACGATACATTAGAGGTTACGGGTAATGTAAGAATTATTGTTAGTGGCAATGCTGATATTGATGTTATGGGTAAGACAACCCTTGATTGTCCCAATACCCATATAACGGGTGAATTAAGAGTGGATGGTAATATATCATGTGGTAAGGATGTATACACTGATGCTGTTGTATCTCTTAATAATCACACACATCCAGGTGATGGCGGTGGTGGATTAGCCGCCCATGCAGCTTCAACTGGTTCACCTAATGCGACATAACCTTATAAATAAGTCATATGGCACAAATATCACAAACCTACAATTATTCTGATATAGATTTTATCTATAAGCTTAATCCTAATACAGGAGACATTTCTACCAAGAAAGGTATTAATGCTGTAAAGCAGAGTGTATTAAATATACTAAGAACCAATTACGGTGAACGCCCATTTAATCCACATTTTGGTGCTAACTTAAGATCATTTTTATTTGAGAATATTAATTATGTTACTGCCGCAGCTATTTCAAGTCAAGTTGAATTGGCTATTACGAATGATGAACCTAGAGTTAAAGTACTAAACGTGAATGTGAAAACATTCCCTGATAGGAATGATGTCCAGATAACAGTAACAATTCAAATTATATCAACTGGTGCAACCACTGATATTTCAACCACATTAGAGAGACTACGATGAGTAATAATAGAAGAATTAATGCATCAGAATTAGATTTTAACGAATTAAAAGCTAATTTAATTTCATACATGCAAGAGCAACCTGGAGCATTTCAAGACTATAACTTTGAAGGTGCTGCAATGAATACTATGATTGATGTGTTATCATACATCACCCATATTAACTCTATTAATGCTAACTTTGCTTTGAATGAAACATTCCTAGATACTGCACAGTTAAGAGAGAGTGTTGTATCACATGCTAAGCTATTGGGTTATACACCTCGTTCAACTAAACCTTCTATAGCTGTTGTTAACATTGAAATGGTTGCACCTACTAACATTCAAGATGACCATGGCAACTACCTACCATTGAGTCTAGTTAGAGGTACAGTATTCACTACGACTATTAACTCTGTAACATATAAACTTATTGCTGAATCTACTCACACAACAACGCGTGATATTAATGGCAAATACATCTTTGAAGGTGTTAAGTTAATGCAAGGCCAGTTAAACAATCGTACATACATTTATGATGAAACAGGCTTTGAGCATTACTTGTTGCAAGATAATTATGTTAATACAGATACAATGATTGTTGAAGTATACGAAAGTCAAACATCATCTAAGTATGATACGTTCGCTAACATCCCAAATATTATTGATATTGATAAGTCATCAACTGCTTACTTTTTAGAAGAGTCGAGATCTGGTTTTTATGAGATTAAATTTGGTGATGGTATTATTGGTAAAAGATTAACCCCAGGTAACATCATTAAAATAAATTACCTTACCGTTGGTGAGACAGATATTAACGGTGCATCAATGTTCTCATTAGCTGATACTATTAATGGTAACACCGATGTTATTATTACAACAACCCAAAAGGCTGTTGGTGGTGCAATCGCAGAGAGTACAGATTCAATTAAATTTAATGCTCCATTAGGTTTCGTTGCTCAAAATAGAGCAGTAACCCCAGATGACTATAAAGGTATTATTCAAAACTCATACGGCAACATCGATACATTAACTGTTTGGGGTGGTGAAGATAATGTTCCACCTGACTATGGTAAAGTATATATTTCAATTAAGCCATTAGACGGTGAGTTCTTAACAGCTGAAGAAAAGGCTGAGATCATTGGTGTACACCTAAAACCAAAAAACGTTGTATCAATCACACCTGTTCTTGTTGATCCAAAATACACATACATCGACTTAGAGGTATATTACAAATATAACCCTAACATCTCTAATGCTACAGAAGCTGCTTTATCAGAAAGAATTAGAGCAACACTACAAAAATATGATTCTGATAACTTAAAATCATTTGGTGGCGTATTTAGAAACTCTAATGTACTTCAATCAATTGATTCTACGGATGTTTCAATTGTATCAAATATTACCCGTGTGGCAATGTATCAAATGTTTACTCCGATCTTAGGACAAGAGAAGTACTATGAGTTTAACTTTAACCAACCATTAGCTCCTTTATACGGTTCTACCAATTACATATCATCTACAGAATTTACATACAATAATGAAATCTGTGTTCTTAAAGATTACTTTAATACAGAGGAATCGAGAAACATTATTCAAGTTGTAAACCATAATAATAAGATCCTTAATCATACCGTTGGATATGTTGATAACCTTACAGGTAAGATTACTTTAGAAGGATTTAACTTAGATACTGTTGTTGGTTTAACCGATATGTTAAAACTTAAAGCTAAGCCTGCATCGAATGATATTAGCCCTATGAGAAATGAACTATTAGTTGTTGATTATAATAACGTTATTATCAGAGGTGAAATTGATACTATGGTTATTGGTGGTACAACTGCTGGTATTGATTACACTACAGTGAGTAGTTAGAATGGCTGAAAATTACTTTAATATATCTTCATTTGTAGATGACTTAGTACCAGAACACGTAGCTACTAGTTATCCAGAGCTTGTTGAGTTCATTAAGGTATACGCTTTATACTTAGAGCATAAGAATAAATCATCATTTTATCTTAACCAATTAGATCATCAAAGAGACATTGATTTAATTGAAGATGAATTGTTAACAGAATTACAGAATGAAATTGGTGTACCTATTCCAAGAAACTTTGCGGCTAGTCCTCGAGTATTCTATAGACACTTAGTTGAATTTTATAAGTCACGTGGAACACCAGAATCAATAACTGCATTCTTTAGATTAATATACGACGATAATGTAGAAGTATATTATCCTAAAGTTGATATGTTAATACCATCGGATGGTAAGTGGTATGATTTAACAGATAACATTAAAGCAGATCCATCAGCACATACTCCTGCATATACATATACAATTAGTGCTATATCTAATATAGTTGAAGGTGCCGATGATATTGGCTTTAAATTAGACATCGAAAAAGATGTTGTATTTGTTAATAGTGTACTAGTTGAAAACGGCGATTGGCATGGTGGGTTTTATATTGACAATGATGAGTGGGTCAGTTATATTAAATTTGATACAGCATTAGCAATAGGTGATGTAGTACAAGTTTACAAATCAGGACTATTTACCACAGCTGATGGTTTTGCCTCAGATAAGAAATATATCCAAGATTCATTCTTTTATCAGAAGTTTTCATATGTATTAAAGACTGGTAAGAGTATTGTTGATTGGAAGGATGCATTTACAAGATTAGTTCACCCATCAGGATTTATTTTCTTTGGTGAGATCCTTATCTTTATCGAGATGTTAACCTCGGCTAATAACGCAACACAGCCTGGTTATCAAGCGAGTGGTTTACCGAGAAATCTTTATATCGATGTGATTTCTTCTAATCCGTCTGCAATTACTCTTATAGATGTTATTAAGTCATGGACTGATTTTTATGGTAATGTATTTACTGATACGGATACCATTAGTAAATACACTTGGAATTTAGATCAAGGTACGTATGTAGAGAAAGAGTTAATGCACGACTTCGATGTTGTGACACAAGTCGGATTTAGAGATCATTTCGATAATACTAAATTCATAAACTATAGACCTATAAGCGAATATAGTAATTTAACATTTGAAGATGTTATAAATAAAACTATTAGAAGAACACAACTTGGTTGTGCAATAACACAAACCGCAATAATATAAAGGGAACAAAATGCCAGCAATTATTACAAGCAAATTTAGATTAGATACAACAGAGCGTTTTGTTGATAGTATGTCTAGTGACACATATTACTTAGCTCTAGGAAGACCAAACGCATGGTTAGACGCAGCTGGTTTAGTGGATGAAAACAATCCTACCACACCAGAAGAAAATGATTACACAACCAATACTACTTGGGAAGGCATGTATGCTATGAAGAAAGTAGATTCAACGGATATCATTTATGCAGCACCAAGACATTTATGGACTTCAGGTACAGTATATGCAGAATATGATGACAGAGATGGTGACATCGAAAGTAAGGAATATTATGTTATTACTGATAACAATAATGTATTCCTTTGTCTTAAGTCTTCTGGTCAATCAACAAGAAACCCGGATATCGCAGGTGTAGTTACATCAGGTGTTGTAGATAATACAGCATTCGATGGTTACATTTGGAAATATTTATACACAGTTCCTGTTGATACTGGTTCTAAATTCCTTACAGCTTCATTTATTCCGGTCCAGTATTTAACTGTACAACCAGATCCAAGTGCTGATACGGCTTTACTTAACCAATGGTCAGTGCAAGAGAATGCTATTAATGGTGCAGTATATAACTTTAAAGTATCGAGTACTGGTACTGGTTACACTTCAGCTCCTGTTTTGGAAGTTGAAGGTGATGGTACAGGTTGTACCGCTACCGCGACAGTCGATGCTTCTGGTAACTTAACCGGGGTAACTGTTACAGCTGCTGGTACAGGTTACACTAAAGCAACCGTTAAGATTACCGGTGGTGCTGGTTCAGGCGCAGTAATTAGACCAGTTATTGGTCCTAAGGGTGGCTTTGGTGCTGACCCAAGAACCGATTTAAGAACTCATTACATATCAATTAATAAAGTATTTAACGGTACAGAGAATGGCGACATTCCAAGTGCTAATGACTTTAGACAAATTTCGTTAGTTCAGAATCCAATTGATGCATCTACTAGTGCAGTAGCAGCAACTAACGCATACACCGTAACTAAATCTCTTGTTGTTTCAGGTGGTTCGTTTGCTGCAGATGATGTTATTATTGGCACTGACACTGGTGCTAAATGTATCGTAGTACAACATGATACTGTTAATGGCATTATCTATTATGTACAAAATGAAACTACTGGGTTTGGTGTATTCAATGCAGACAATGATTTGGTTCGATTAGCTTCTGCTACAACTGGTGGTCAAGATATAACGGCTGTTGTTGATGCACCTATTGATCACTACTCAGGTGACATCGTATTTTTAGAGAATAGATCACCCGTATCAAGAGGTTCAGACCAAATTGAAACTATCAGATTAGTTATCGCATTCTAAATAGGAAATAAGAAATGGCAATTAAGTTTAATATCGAACCGTATTGGGATGATTACAATGTTCCGACTAGTGTAGATGGATTAACCCCTAAAGAGAAGTACAATCGAATTCTATTTAGACCTGGTCATGCATTACAAGCTAGAGAGCTTACGCAAATTCAGTCTATGTTGCAAAATCAAGTATCATCTATAGGTGATCACATGTTTAAAGAAGGTGCTATTGTAGTACCTGGTCATGTGCATGTTCATAACAAGATTGACTATTTAAAAATTAGTAATCCAATTACTAATATTACAGAATATGTTGGTGAGAGTATGGTATTGGGTACTTCAACATTTAAAGTTATTCATGTTGAAGCTGCGACAGATACTGATCCAGTTACCTTATTTGGTAATTACGTATCAGGTAATGTATTTGCTGATACTTCTGTTATCTCTAATGGTACTATTACAGCAACTGTAGATTCAACTGGCCATGGTTCATTAGTAAGTGTTGATGAAGGCATATATTACATTAAGAAGAACTTTGTTATTGTTAAATCAGCAACAATTGTTCTTTCAAAATATACATCTGATGTATCATTTGATGTAGGTTTACGTGTCCAGGAAGAGGTTATTTCTGCTGGTTCTGATATATCATTAACTGATAATGCATTAGGTACTCCAAACGAATCAGCTCCAGGAGCACACAGATATTCTATTACCACTGAATTAATCAAGAGAACAGTTAATGAAACTATTGGTGACTTCATTCTACTTACAAGATTGGAAAGTGGTAAGATTGTTAAACACGCAAGAGAAACCGATTACGCTGTAATAGAAGATACCCTTGCTAGAAGAACATTTGATGAGAGTGGTAACTATACAGTTAATCCATTCCCTGCATCAGTTAAAGCTAACATAGGTGGTGATGATACTAAGTTAACTCTTGGTATTGAACCTTCTAAAGCATATGTACGTGGTTACGAGATTGAAACATTATCCACTACCGACGTGTCATTTGATAAAGCAAGAGATGCAGACTTAGCACAAGATAAAGTAACCACTATTGCTATTAATAACTATATCGATATTACTGGTCTTGTGGGTTTACCTGACACTGTAACATTTGATACTGTGTCATTGCGTGATGCTGGTAATGTACAGGTTGGTACTGTTCGTGTTAGAGCTATACAACATTTAGGTTCTGGTGCATATAGACTTCATGTATTTGATTTATCAGGTACTATTACAGGCGCCGCAACAATTGAGTCAAACACAGACTTCGCCGCCACGGTTAATATTGCATCATATAACTTAGCTAATGACTCATTAGTATTTGCTTTACCGTATTCAAGAATTAAGACATGTAATGCTGAAACAGATCCATTACAGCCAGATGACTTTAATTACGCATACCAAGTAAACAAAACATTTACTCCTATTCAAGTTGCACAGAATCAAGTTCAGTTTTCATGTAATGCCGCTGGTGAAACGTTTAACGAATTTGAAACAACTAACTGGATCTTAAAGAATGATGATGACTCGTCTATTATAACGCTTACACCATCACAAGTTGCTGTCAATAATAATAACACACCACCTCAAGTGGTTATTACTGGTTTACCACAAGTAGTCGAAACAAAGCTAGTAACTCTTGTTGCTCCTATTAATAGAACATTAAATCATAAACAAAAATCACTAATTCCTAATCACACAGTGGTACTTGGTGCAGCATTAAACTTTGGTTCATATCAACATTTAGATCATTGTGATGTTCAGACTATTGTAAGTATTACGGAAAATGGCCAGGACGTTACTAAACACTTTGATTTCGATAATGGTCAGCGTGACACACACTATGCAACATCAGCTATTAAGTTGAAAGTTGATACCAACTTTACAGTGACCGCTGATTTATCAGTTAATTACAACTACTTCGATCATGGTACTGGAGACTTCTTTACTATTGATTCATATACGGGTCAAGTAGATTATGAAGGTATCCCTAGTCATGGTGGTATCGAATTGAGATCAGCGGTAGACTTTAGACCTCGGATGAACAATGGTGGTACTAACTTTACTGGAACAGGTGCATCAGTAACTACGTGTCCTAGACCTAATACACAATTTACAACTGATATTCAATACTACTTAAATAGAATTGATAAAGTTTATTTGGATAAAGATGGTGAGTTTGGTGTTCTTAAAGGTGTATCAGACTTGAATCCGTCTGAGCCTGGTGTACCTAAAGATGCTATGGTACTATATCACTTATTCATTCCTGCTTATACATTAACACCGTCTGAAGTTAACATTAGCTTTATTGATAATAGACGTTATACAATGAGGGACATTGGTAAGTTAGAGAAACGTATTAATACATTAGAGTATTACACAGTTCTTTCATTATTAGAGAAAGAAGCATCTAACAAGCAGATCCTTGGTGCTGGTAATATTGATAAGTTTAAAACTGGTTTCTTAGTTGATTCGTTCCAATCTACAAATGTTGCAAATACAGAAAGTGTTGAATATAGTGCAGGTATCGATAGAGATAATGCTTTACTAAGACCTTTGTTCTCAGAGAATAATGTATCGATGGACTTCAATTCTACTACTTCAACGGCTCAAAAGACTGGTGATTTAATTACATTACCATACACATCTACTTCAATTATTGAACAACTTCAATATTCATCAACATCTAATGTTAATCCATATGATGTATTTAACTGGAGTGGTACCATTAAGTTATCTCCAGAAACTGATGAGTGGAAAGATATCGATAGACGTCCTCAAGTTATTATTAATAATGATGGTGTATTCGATGCAATGTTAAACATTGTTAACGAATCGGTTGCTACAGGTACTGTATGGAACTCTTGGCAGACTAACTGGACCGGCAGAAATACTGTTGCTTCTGGTAGACGTAGAACAGAAACAACTACAAGTGCACAGTCAAGAAGTGGTACTGTAACATCTATTGGTACAGATACTGTAACTACTAATGTTGGCGATAGAGTTGTTGATGTTAACTTTGCTCCATTTATGAGAAGCCGATTAGTTACATTTGAAGCTACTAGACTTAAACCTAATACTGAAGTGTTTGCTTTCTTTGATGGTGTTGATGTATCAAGTTACGTGTCTACAGGAAGTGTAGCTGGCATTAATCCAACAACAGGTGTTAATAATACAACTGTTCACCCTGCTGGAGCAACTACATTAACAACGGATAATAATGGATCTGTTACAGGAACCTTCTGGGTACCTAATAACAACACATTAAGCTTTAACACTGGTGATAAGACATTCCTATTAACATCTTCATCTACTAATGATGCAAATGCTAATAACATT